TGTCAACACATTTTTGAAATTATTTTAACTATCTAGTGGAAAATAACATTGCCCTAAACATTTAGGACATGTTACCCAATCACCATATTCTAAAAGTTCACCAATCGCATTGCATTTGATACATTCTTCGACTGGTTCACCTTCTGGTATAGAATGTTCAATATCTTTGAATAATTCTTCAAGGGGTATTTTATCTTTTTTCATAATTATTCAAAAAACATTTCTTCAATATCAACAACTGGTTGATAGTTCGGTGAATATAAACTCCAATCCAATGCTTTATAAAACTGATTAACAACATCCTTAACGCATTTCTCAAACATAAGCTCTTTATCAATCTCAAATAAGGTTTCAAACTCTGTTGGGTAGGTATCGACATATGAAATGACATTTATCTCATATTTATTGTTACTTTTTAGATAAACAAACTTAACTTTATCACCCTGTCTGATTTTTTCATACTTATTTGAAATACCAATATCATCTAAAAGCATATTATAATAATAAGCCCCACGATAATGCGCTTGCATACGTGGTGCTACATTCCACCCATCGCATTTTGATACATATTCATCTAATTTATTAAGAGATTTGATGATTGCGATTGAATTATAATCTAGATTCTCAAAGTCTTCATAAGCCTTCATATAAATCTTATCAGACTCTGATTTTTTGTTGTTCATAACAACATTTCTTAAAACCTGTTCAACAAGTGGTTTGGTTTCTTCTGCCATTGAAGCCGATACAAGTTTAATTCCTTTGTATTTCCAACGCTTATCTTCATTTGTAACATCTATACCCTCATCATTCATCACATGAACAACATAATTCTTTTTAGCAATGAAAAATGCTTTATCTGCAATAGCTTCCATTTTAAATTCAAATCTACAGTCTTTTGAATTTAATTCTTTCTCCCCCCAAGCTTTAATTGACTGATTAAGTTTATCTTCAATCTTCCCACAGAGTTTAATAACCTTTGGATTGACTTTTGATCTATCTTCATTGAAGAAATCAATGTTATATTTCTTGATTATGTCTTCTATTGTAATGTAAACCGAATCCGTGTCATTATAAACGGTATGGTCTTGATTACCTTCTAATTGTGTATTTGTATTCATGTTTAATATGTTTTTTCAAAAACCATATTACCACAGTCCCAAAATCTGTCAAACATATTATCTTTCATGTTTTGCCATTCAGTTTTATTAGGATCGAATTTATCTAGTTTTTTAGATAATTCGGATTTTCTAAAATTAAAACGATGATATATTTTTTCATTGTGGATGTAATGAGAATCAAAATACCAATAATTGGGTTTAGAATCATGTGTATGTGTAAACCCTAACTTGAAATATAAATCACCCATTGACCACCTTTTATCTGCATAAGTAACAATTTTAGATGGGGTATAATTTCGTTCAAAATATTTAAGTAACTTTGATGCACCACCAATAACATAGAAATTGAAATTACCACAATATCTTGATAATTCATATTCACCCTCTTCTGATGATTTCTTACCCATAGCTATTCTACGTTTACAAAATGTCATTACACTAACTAATTTATCTTTATAAAATAAACCAAGTTTCACACTAGCTTTATCATTACCTTGTAAATGATATTTGTTTAAGAATTTAGATTTTAATTTAGTATCAATTTCTCTAACTTCACATTTTCTACCATGAATTTTTCTTTTTGAAATATTTAAAATTGATTTAAGTTTGGATTCAACGATTCGTTTTTTAAATTTTAATTCATAATCTGTTATATGAAGAAGTTTTATATTTTTATCCTTACATAAATTTGTTTTATTAAGGTGATAATTTTTATCCTTACCTTTTTTTTCTCCATGCCAATATATACCATCAACCTCTATTGCCACATTATATTCGGGTAAATAAAAATCTAATTCCAATGGATATATTGTTTTTCTGATATTCCGTTTATATTTAATGTTATTTTTTGTAAAAAAACTTTCGACAAAAATTTCATATTGTGATTCACCTTTTGCACATATTGGGCAATTTTGTCCACGTTTATGATTTAGAGGAATTTGTTCAAATATACCATGTTCGGGGCAAATTATTTTAACCTTTTCATGTGTCCCTTTATAATCAACTAGAGAGTAATCATATTTGTCACCATGAACTTCTTTAAATTGGATTTTAACATCATCTTCATGTAATTCTCGTTTTTTCCCCTTTTTACGCATTGCACATTGGGGACATATTCTACCCGACACATGTTTATTCGGTATATGTTCATAAACACCATGAACTGGGCAAATTATTTTTATAGGATGTTTTGTATTAACATATTCTGATAAAGAATAGTCATATTTATCACCGTGAACTTCTCTTGCCTTTTTTATAAAACTTTCGGTATCAAATACCCAACCTAAACACTTTTTACAATTTTGATTTCTATATATTAAACTCCTTAATGGTTTTTCAAATATACCATGTTCTTTACATACCAATTTTATTTTTGTAGTATAATTATATTTTTTATCTTCAACATCATCATATAAAAAACGATCACCGTATTTATTTTTTATTTTTTCTATAGTTTCTTCCCGATTCATTATAAATAGTTCCCTAGTTATCCAGATACTTTTAATTATTTATAAAATTCAGCTTATTTTTTCAAAATATCATTAACAATATTATCCAAAATATTTGATGACTCTTTGATAACCTCTTGACAGGTAAGGGTTACTGATTCTGCTATATCGATATCTGACATTTGAGCATATCGATTTCCGCAGTATCCATATAAGCTATTGATGACCACTTTCAAAGCATTTTGATATGCAGTTAATCTTTCAATCTCATCTTTATTCTTCTTTTCATCTTCTTGTCTGAGTTTTTTAAGTTTCGCCTTAGCCTCAAGACGTTTAGAATACACCTCTTCAACTAATTTCGGGAAAATCCCCTTTTTATTTTGTGTAAAAAGAACATTTGATTTACTGATAGCTAGATTTGTTTTTTCTAACATCTTATCGAAGTTTTCTTTAGTCATTCTTGTCTCTTTACCAACATTATCCTCTACAATAGCGTCTTTACCAACAAACCTCACTCGACCAAACTTAGTTTCTGGCGACATATTGAGGGTAATAATAGTCATTGGATATAGAGAATTTAAATCGAATGATACAACATCATTATAAATCCCAGGGACTGGCTCTTTAACATACGCACCATCAAATTTTCTCCAATTATCGTTCTTTTCAAAGGTTGGAATAATCTTCCCCTCTTCTAGAGCATTAACCGCAGAGTATCCATTGATAATAGGTAACGTATCTAATGATTTTTTCATTGGAACTAACCCCATATATGAAATTGTTCGACACGTTTGAAGGAACTTAAGCTTCTCTTCTAATAATTTAAGTCCGTTTACGTCTTCTATATTATAAAATACAAATAAATCCCAATCATCTTCTGACAATTTTGCCAAATTAGACGATTCATATTGAACTTTACCAATACCCAACTCAATACCCAAAATCGTATCCAATTTTCTATTAGGGATTGGTTTCATATTGAATTTCATGTAAACATCATGATAATCAAGTGTTGTTACCCCATCTATAAGATAATCCCTAACGGCTTGAGAATATTGAGCACCCATTTTCTGTTGCCTTTCAATTTCTCTAACCTTTCTAATCGGTGAAAGTCTTAGGGTATCCTTCTTTGACATCTTTTTTTCGATACGATTAATCAAATAAGGTATATCGAAGGGTAAATTCCAACCTGTAATAATATCTGGGTAGTCTCTTATCCAATAATTAATAAAAGAATTCAATAACTCTTTCTCACTAGAATGAGTTGTCATCTTAACCGACGATACATCAGTTATTTTTTTATATCTCTCTTTATTATCTTGGCTTAAACCATTTGGATCAAAGGGTCTATCTAAACAGAACACTCTAAAGTGATTCTTCAACGAATTATAGATTGTTACAACATTAATTGGGTGTTTTGCATCCCATTGATCGGGAAATTCATCTGGTGAATAAACCTCAATATCAATATAGAAAAATGATATCGGAAATTGTGAAAATCCATCTTTTTTACACACCCCACCAAAGGCATCAATCAAAAACTGTTGCTCTACGGGTAGATTACCATAAATTCGGTCATTACCAGATGTTTTAATCGACTTTCTGCGATCAAACTCATTATCAAACTCATGTTTCTTGAGATTACCATCAAAAATTGACTTCAAGCCAGTTTTATTAGCAGTTTCTGTATAAAAATATGGTTTATAATGAAAGTCTCTAGTAATTCTATCACCATCCTTGTTCCATGTGAACAATTTGATGTTTGATTTATTATAGTCGTATGTTATTCCTCTATACATCTGATATCCTCATTGTTAAATCTTCATAACATTTAATTTTTTCTTTATCTGTCATTTATTTTATTTAAGTTTACTCGTTTTTCGTCTTGATATGGTAATCTATAGAGTTCATCCCACACGTCAATGTTATCTTCAAGCCAATGATTATTGGCTATCATTCTAGATTTTCTACATGCTTTCATATACTCACCAGAATCTTTTGTCAACTTTTTAATTTGATCATCAAGTTCAGATGGGGTATCAAATGTATAAATAGCCTCTTCATATGGTTCGATTTCACTCTGACAAATACAAGGCATACCGAAAGCCGCTGCTTCTGTCAACTTAATATGGCTTTTTGCACGATTAAAATTGTTTTTAAGTAGTGGAGCAATCGAAATATTTGCTTTAATGTTCTTAAATGTCTCATTATAATTAACAACTGGTGAATAATTATGAAATTCGATCTTCCCTTGCTTATAATAAGGTATAAGTTCTCTTGGAAGCCCACCAAAGAATACCCATTGATAATCTTTCATCGTTTTTAACACATATGGAACCAATTTTGAGAAATCATCTTCAACATTTGAACTTTGAGCATAATGTGAAGCACTACCCGCATATAAAATACGTGGTTTTTTCTTATTTTTACTGAAGTTTACCTTCAATTGTTCCTCATCATAGTACCTATCAGTCCAAAATCTAGGCATATAATTCGGAACATGTGTAATTTTGGTGTTACTAATCTTATCTAAGAAATATTTCTTCATAAAATTAGTTGAAACAGTGACCTCATCACTCATATTCATCATTTCTATGATATTTTGTCTGAAATCATCCCTAGCATAGCTATTTCGATTCTTATTATATAAAGGAATATCCTCATATAAAGGAATATCATCTAGTTCATAAATCAATCTAATATCATATTTATCTGCAATTTGCCTCAACTTACCGAATAATTGTCTTTGGGTAGATGAAACTTGTCTTTGCATACGAATAACATCAACACCCTCATACCAACCTACATCCAATACGGGTCTTTTAAAATCTGCTATGATATATTCTTTGGCTGAATTCAAAACATAGTTAGGCCAGATCATCCTATAGTGAGCGCACCCACTTTTATCCGCACAATGTGTAACGATTTTTGTTATATCATCTTTTTTATTTTCTTTGGGGTTATTTTGTGGAATTGGTCTATTTAAACCCATCACATTACCCTGTCCTTGTATACTTCCTCTTAAAAAACTATTATTCATAAGTTTACTGTATCACATATTTATCAATTAATCAAGTATTTTATCACCCTACCTTACCCCGTTTTATTGACTCTGGAATTACAACGTATTCTAATATAATATCTATTATTAACTATATAATTTTTATCTTTCTATTCACCTTTTTCCATCCATTTTCGACATACAATCTAAAATAAAAAAAAATCTAGTCCCAGAAGTAAATAATTATACCAAATCAGTATTAAGATTACAACACTTTCGCCTTGCGGCGAGATATTTTGTATTATTTTATTTTATTTAAACGATGTTCTCGCTACGCTCGAAACAATATGCCACTTCGTGACAGGGAGATTTAGACCTTATCTGGTAATGTATAGATAACCTTTCTTTTCTTTTCCGAAACCCTTGACTTTTTAAAAACCATATGCTATATTATTGAAACGATGACAAATCCGATGCTACAAAAACCAAAGAATTTTGATGATTCAGTGTATTTATATTGTCCTAGAGAACTAGTTGACTGCATAGATTTTAATAAGGAATCTAGGAAACTCAATAAAGGACAACGATTATCACGTAAGATCAATCCAGATACATTAAAGACAAATTATATCAGATTGATTAATTTCTTATCAAATATCGATATCCCATATGTATCTGAGAGAAAGAGTTATGGATATATTGCTACTAGTAAAATAAAGAAAAATTGTTCAGATAAATACTATAGAATCTGTATCGAATTGATGATGAAACATGGTATTTTATATGTTAAACAGAGGCGTGGTGGGATTGAAACTTATGAGGTAGGTGAAAGTACAAAAGGATATAGGTGGAATAGAACAGAAAAACAATTTGATGAGATGGGTAAAGATATTTATGCTCATAGGGTAATTTTTTATAAGACAAAGGCTAAAATCCTTAAAAATATTGAAGAATTACAGGCATTTTATTTCTGTAAACCATACATGAACAAGGTAGTTCGTAAGATTTCTAAGTATAAACGACCAAAATTGTTTGGCAGAAAGGGTAGAGGGTTCGTTAAACACTCAAATGATGTAAGACATGTTACTCGATGGGATGAATTTATGGTGTATATCAATGATAAAAAGTTAAATACGATCAATAATCGGAAGAAATATGGTATTCAAAAGGCTATACAGTTGAATTATAACGTAGTTTTGAAGTTGAAATATTATAGAAAGATTTGTTTTGACGATTTTATGAAGATTGCTAGAAAACTTGAAGATTATCTATGTAGTCCAGTTAAAGGATCAGATATTATTGATGAATTAGGTGGTCGATATAAAGATTTGTTAGCTCCTTGTATTCATAAGGGGAATATGTTTAGAACATATTAGAATATCTGAGTTCATTGAATATTTTATTATCAATATAGCTTAGATCGTAATAAACTACACGTTTTTTGATATCCTTATAACTCTTATTAGTTAATCTATCTTTTTGATTGATAATACAATTCCTAAAACAATCAATTAGTTCGGGATCAGATTCATCAACAATCTGATCGAAATATAATTCAGTGTTTGTGACGTTTAAAATGGGTAACATCCTAAAAAGAGATGTAATATTTGTTTTATATGATTTTAGATATCGTTCTTCATCAAAATACTTGTAACATTCTGAGTTGATTGGTTTTGAAACAACAAACAACATCTTCTTGTCTTGAGTTTTGATATACTCAATCATATACTTGATGTAATAATTGAAAAATAACCTCTTATATGACTTTGATCCTAAACTGAACTTATCGAAATCGATCCTCTGATCATATAGGTTATCTAAAATTAATATTTCGGTTGGTTTTCTGATTTCTTGATCAAAATTAACTATCTTGTGACCCAAGATTTCCAAATTTTTCTGCGATTGTAGGTATTCCTTCATACTTTTTACGAATTTGTTTTTTCTTTGGGCTAAATTTACACTTTTCGGGTAACCAAGTCAATTTAAAAAACTTTTCTGGTATAACCTTATTAATATAAATGCGATATTTGTCAAACATCCATTTTTGATTGATAGAGAAGCTTCTTGAACCATCATGTAGCTGGAATGAACCCTTGATATCAATCACAAACTCATTATTATAACCATGAAGTGACAGTAGAGTGTTTTTGTCTAATACCCCCCATCTTTCACCCTTAAATAAATGAAAATCTGGCGAATATACGTGTTCGTGAAACAAATGTTTGGTTACTTCTTTGGATTTGGTCTTTAATTGCTTGATTTCAACAGTAGTTTGTTTCGGTGAAAGCTGATATGTCTCACAATTATATTTGAAATCGGAAATAATCTTATACCTTTTAGCCTCTATACACCAATGGTAAAACTCTAACTCTTCATTTGAATCAAAATTTATTCCGTCATACTCAATTTTACTTTTGCTGTTTTTTCCCATTCTTTTTCTTCTTTTTCTTCTTAGGCTTTTCGTCTTCTACATTTTTCATTAATGTATCTTTGATTTTTGGTCGTCTTGTGATGGGAAATTTTGTATTACCTGTTCCAAATGGGTTACGTGCATCACCTTTAGCATAAAAATCACCAGAGAATTGATCTGGAGCAGTTGATCCAACACCAGCGTCACCTGTTACCATTTCATTAATGGTTTGTGTGTCGAGTTTTACGTATTTTTTATAGAAAAAGTTTTTAGTTCGTTTAATAAAATCATAATCACCCAAAGATTTTTCAGTTATTTGGAGTTTATGCTTGATTTTATCATCAACGTAGTGTATAATAATAGAATCTTGAGACTTTCTCTCAAGATTTAAAATTAGTTTGTATTTGCGCTCACCCTTTTTGGTGAACATAACATTTTCATTCATTAATTTTTTAAACATACCCATTTCAAATATTTATAAAAATGTCAGAAGAAAATCAAGAACCAGAAGAATTGATGGATATTATCGCCAAATATGCTAAAGAATATGGCGAAGATACACGTATTGATGAGCTTAGATTACGTGAAATGCTATTAAAAATGGCTGGTATAAAGGGTAAGTGGATATCTTATAAGGCATATAATAAAGCCGCATTAATTAAGTTGAAAAGGCGACAAGAACGAATATTAGATGAGGGTGTCGATATTGTTAAACAACAACATGAAGATGCAGGTCATCCGATTCTTAAAAAGGGTGCTGAAGAGATTCTTAAAAATTCAAAGAAATACAAAGAAATAACCCACAAGGTAGAAAATTTAACAGCACTTGTTGAATATTTTAGTGATAGTGTTTATGCGATCCAAAATATCAATTGGGATATTAAGAATTTGATTGAGACTATTAAAATTGATGAGATGTAAAATTATGAAAATTATTGAAAGATCAGAAAAAATATACCCAATAAATGAACAATATCATAATTTAAAAAATGGTATTGGTATAATAACCTATATTGTTGATAAACAACTTATTAGGTTGGCTGTTAATGTATCAGATCAAAGTTTGGATGATGTATATGATTATTTCAAAATCAATAAAGAAACTGACAAATCAATACCTATTAAATTTAAATTTAATTTAGATGGGGAATCGCCTATGTTTCCCGTTAGTTGTGAAACAGATGGATAAAATCAAAGTTACATATTTAGATGGGCGTAGATGTGTCATCGATAAGAATAATCCTTATTTCTATACTATAAGGAATCATTTTTCTTACGATAATCCTGCTGCTCGGTTCACTAAATATGCAAGTTTACCTAAAAGACTGTATTCAATCTCAACAAAAGGGTATTGCGATATAGGTTTACTGTGGGGGGTTAGAGAATTTATCGAAAGGGAACAGTGGGATGTTAAACTTGAACTATCCGATAGGGTTAAAAGTATTATGGTAAATCCCATCAATGTTGATTTGGTAGAAGTTCCTAATAAAAAGTTAAAAATTTATGACTATCAGAAAAAAAGTGTTGAAAATGCATTTAAAATGGGTGGTGGAATATGTTTAGTTGCTACAGGTGGAGGTAAAAGTTTAATTATCTCGACAATGGTTGAAACACTTTACCATAAATTGTCCAAAAACATAAAAATTTTAATTGTTGTTCCTAGATTGGGTCTTATTACTCAGATGTATAATGATTTTAAAAAACATCAATGTTCATTTACATATTCTAAATGGTCTGGGAAGGATAAATTAGATGAGAATGCGAATGTAGTTATTGTTAATACTGGTTTTCTTCAATCATCTAAGGAAAGGTCAAAAGAATATGAACAATTTTTTAAAAAGGTAGATTGCCTTTTTTATGATGAGGTTCATTCATTTGGGAATGATCCAGAACCAAAGGCTACTAAACTATTAAAGGAATATAATTATAAACATGTATTTGGGTTTACTGGAACTTTAGAAGATAGGACATATAAATCTGATAAAGTATATGGGTATTTTGGTAGACCATTTTATATTAAAACATCTAAAGAACTCCGAGAAGGTGAATATATTTCAAATATAGATGTTAAAATGATTAACATTGAGCATGATGTTGATATGTCAACAATTTATACGTCTGAGAGTAAAGATAACCCAGAAATTGAGAATTACAATCTTGAAATCGAATATATAACATATTCCGAGTATAGAAATAATATAATTAAAAAAATAGTTTGTAAGTTGAGGGGTAATGTTTTACTATTAGTTGATAGGATAGAACAAGGCGAAAAACTACAGGAGGTATTTAAAAATGAAAAGAATAAACGAGTTTATTTCATACGAGGGTCTATGTCTGTTGATGAGAGGACTAAAATCACTGATGAGATGGAGAAGTCAGATGATATTATATGCATCGCAATGTCACAGATTTTTTCTACAGGAATTTCTATTAATAATCTTCCTTATGGTATATTTTACTATATAGGAAAGGCTTGGAATAAAACTATACAGTCAATTGGTCGTGGATTGAGGTTGCATGACCAAAAGGATAAGTTTATTCTTTTTGATATATGTGATAATTTGATATTCAGTAGCAAACACGCTGAAAAAAGAAAAGGGATTTATGATGACCAAAAAATAGAATATAAGGAGATATTCATTAGTGAAAAAACAAAATAAAAAAGAAACTAGAGGACGCAAACAAGGGAGATATTATGTCGCAAATGAAGACCTCGTTACTGAGGTTAAAAAATATTATGATGATGATGTATTTACAGAGCAATTAGGAATATATATTAGGCGAATTGTTGATGGTGTATCCCATATGCCCAATTTTATAAATTATTTCAAGGAAGATAACCCTTGGGGGGCCGAAATGTATAGTGAAGCGATGTGGAGGATAACAAAATCAGTATTTGATAAAAACTGCAAAGTTATTCCTGATGATAAGTTAGGTGAGGTTGAGTTGGATTGTAATGGTAATATAATATATGAAGTTGATAAAGATGGTGAATTTAAATTAGATGAATATGGTGATAAAATAGAAAAGTTAGTAACTCAAAATAATATTCATTCATATTTCACTAGAACAGCTAGTAATGCATTTATAGGTAGGATAAATAAAGAGAAGAAGATTGAAAATGACTTGAATAATTACAGGGAAAAGATATTTGATGATTATGAAAATGAATATGGGATAGCCCATCAAGATGAAAATGAATTTAAAGATGAAAACTGTTGGTAATAAAATAGCACTATTAGGTGATTTACATATTGGTGTAAATAAAAACTCTGAAGAATTTTATGAAACTTCAAAAAAGTGGATTAAATATTTTATAGGTGAATGTATTAAACGAAAGGTAAACCATGTGTTTATTTTAGGTGATTGGCATCATTATAGGGATGAAATTAGTGTAATGACACTCGATGTTTCATCTGAACTTATGAATATGTTCCCTAAAAATATAAATGTTCATATTTTAACTGGTAATCATGATTGTTATTTTAAAGATAACTCAGAAATTCATTCTTTACAGATGTTTAAAGGGTGGGAGAACGTTACGGTTTATGATAAACTAGAAACAATCAAATCTTCGGGGGGTAAAACAATTGGGGTTGTCCCTTGGGGGTGTGAAGATGAAAAATTAGAGAAATCTGATTATGTGTTTGGTCATTTTGAGATTAAAAACTTTAAAATGAACAATTACACCATCTGTAGCAAAGGTGTAGACTCATCATCGTTGGTTAAATCGGGTGCAGATGTTTATACTGGTCACTTCCACAAGTATCAGAGTAAACAATATAAAAATGGGTCTATAACTTACGTTGGTAGCCCATTCCAACATGATTTTAACGATGTTGACAATGAAAATGGGTTCCACATCCTTGATACTACAACAGGTGAATGTGAATTTGTAAAAAATAACAATGATTATCCAAAATTTAAATATATTAAGGTATCTAAATTAAAAGATTTAAATCTTGATGATGTTTCGAATAATTATTGCAAATTACAGGTTGATACGGAGGTAAAAGAAGCTGCTCTTGAGAAATTGGTGATCAAACTTAACTCAAAAAACCCTGTGAATTTGATTGTTGATGATATTACGATTAAAAAAGAACTTGACTCTATCGAATTAGATGATAATATAGGCGACATAAACATTGAATCATCTATCAATGAATTTATTGAGAAGATGGGTGAGATTAAACATAAAGAAGACACGATAGAACGAATTAAAGAATATTACAGTAAAAAATCATGAGCTTAGTAAAACCAGAAACTTATTGGATCGGATCAACCGTTGTTGATTTTGAAGAAATAAAGCGTTATCTTGAAGATACGGATCAAGAAACTTTTTTAGAAGAAGTCGAACAAGCTAAACGAGAAGGTCTAAATGATGGTGAAATTTTATGTTCATTTTATGCTAAAGCATGTTATGCTGCACTGACTACTGAAAAAAATAAAAACATCAGTAGAGTTCGTAGTATCCATGACAATGTATTAGGGACTATCGCATCTGGTCATGGAAGTGTGTTTGAGCATTGTAATCTTAACTTTATGATTCATAATTGTTCGCGTGTTTTTACGCATGAATTAGTTAGACATCGAGTTGGGACAGCATTTTCACAAACGTCTGGAAGATACGTTCGTGCGGATAAGATTGATATGGTATATGATCCTATCCTTGACCCTGCTCAAGATGAAATTATTGAGACTTTGAAAATCATTGAAGAACAATATAAAAAGATTGAAACTAAAATGGATATTGATGGCGTTAAAGATTTTTCTGTTAAAAAGAAAATCACATCAGCCATGCGTAGAATTTTACCAAATGGGCAAGCTAATGAAATTGGGTTTTCAGTAAATCTTAGATCACTCAGACATACTATTGTTATGAGGACATCAAGACATGCTGAATACGAAATTAGAGTGATCTTTAATCAGATTTTTAATTTGGTTAAAGATAAATATCCAGCAATTTTTACAGATTCTGTTATTGAAGAAGTCGATGGTATCAATGAAATAACATTTGAAAATGGGAAAATTTAATTATGAAGAAAAATAAACTAAATAACATCAAACGTCACGTCCAAGGTAAATTTTTTACTCTTGAACGTAAAGTAAGAAACAAAACTCAGAAATATTGTGCAAAACTTGTTTCTGAAAGCGCACAGTATATGACTATCACAGATATCAATACTGGTGACGAAGTAAAAATGAATAAATCAACCGTTACTGCCCTTAACTGTGGTCAGTTTGTTGTTTAATGAAAATATTAATATCATGCCTCTCGTTTCAATCTTATACAGGTTCTGAACTTTATGTTTATGAACTTGCAAAAGAGCTTGCAAAAGAGCATGATGTTGATATTATATCGAATGTTGGTGGGGATTTGGTGGATCGGGTTAGTGTTCATGGTGTAAAGTGTTATGACATCAAATCCCCACCCAACTTTTTTTTAGGTGATGGTGAAAGAGAATATAAAGTTAATGGCGAAACCAAAGTAGCTCTTAAAAATAAATTCTATAAGACATCAAATGATACAAAATATGATTTGATGTTACTTAGCCACCCATCAATTTCAAAGGTTGTTTTAGACCTATACGATGCACCCGCATTGAATATTATTCACTCTGAGGTTCTACCAAAGTATGAACACCCGTTGGAACATAAAAATATCAAGGGGTATATTGCAATTAGACCAGAAATTAAAGAATATCTGATTAAAGAATGGGGTATTAAAGAAGAAAAAATAAAAGTAGTTTATAACCCTGTTGATACAAAACGATTTAATATGGTTGATTGTAAACGAGATGGTGATTACATTTTATTTGTTGGGTCGTATGACTATCTCAGACGCAATACGATATCTGATTTGATTAGATACTCAAAAGACCAAGGTAAAGAGTTGTGGCTTGTCGGTAGAGATTATCCAAATTTCGTTGAATCATGGGTTCATACGTTTGAACCAACATGGGATATTGAAAATTTCACGAAAAAATGTTCAATGGTAGCTAGTGTTCTTATGGGTAGAACTGTTATCGAGGGTTGGATGTGTGGTAAAACCGCTAGAATTTATGATATCAATGATAAGGGGCATATAAATTGCGTTGAAACAGTCCGACCACAATCAGATATGGGTAAGTTTTATGTAAGTAAAGTAGTAGAGGAAATATTAGAATTTAATAAATGAAGAAAATATATTTAATATCAGCAACAATTAGACCAGATGTTTATAAAGATACTTTAAAGGTTTGGTTAAGCAGAGCTAGTAACGAGTCTGCCATAAAAATAGATATTATAGCTGATACACCAGAAGATCAAAAACAAATTGATAATTGTAAACTATATGGTTTACCTGCGTTCGGGATAACTAAACCATTAACTAAATTAACATTAGATTTAGTTAGTCGCGTTAAGGATGATGATATAATTGTTGTTATGTCTGATGATTTCTTCCCCCCCGAAAATTGGGATACATATCTTCTTGGTTTTTATAAAAATAATACTGGCGCATTAAGTGTTAAAGTAGATGGTCTTAATGATGGGGGTAGAAGTGTTATTGTATCTATACCAATTATCGATGGTTACACACTTAAAAAATTAAATGGTTACATTTATCACCCTGCTTACAATCACCATTATTCTGATAATGAATTATATGATAATCTTTTGTTTTTAAATTTATTGCATATTGATAATAATGAAGATGCCCCAAAATTTGAACATAAACATTGGACAACATCTGGTAGAAAACGAGATGAATCCGATTTGAACAATGCTAAATATGATTCTATTGATAAAAAAACATATACACATCGAAAACAACTAAATTTTGAAGAGAGGGTTAAACATCCTCCTTTACTTTCGATACTTATTTGCTCATTACATATAAGAAAACCCAAGTTAGATATATTATTAAAAAAACTTAAAAAACAATGTAAAAATAAAAATGTTGAAATTAAGATATGTGGAGATAATGGTGAATTGATTATCTCCACAAAACGTAATAGATTATTACGAAATTCAATTGGTGAATATGTATGTTTTATAGATGATGATGATGATATATCAGAAAATTATATTCAACAAATATATGATGGGTTGCTAACTAGGCCAGATTGTATAGGCATAACTGGCGAATATTGGAGAGACGGTAAATATATTAAAAAATTTGTTCATTCTATAAAATTTAAAAAATGGGGCGAAAATAAAGATTTTTATGAGCGTTGCCCAAACCACTTGAACCCAATTAAACGTGATCATATTTTTAATATAGGGGGTTTTAATGAAAGTCTAAAATCTGGTGAAGATTTAGATTTTAGTAATAGGGTTAAAAAATATCTTAAAACTGAAGTATTAATCGAGTCTCCGATATATAAATATTTGTTTGAAACAACTAATAAAAACTATTAATGAATTTAACAGAATATATAATAAAAAACCATAAACATGCAATATCAAAGCCATTTGGTAACTATAATAAGTTACCAATGGATCATGATTTAGCTATTGTCGATCTATTTGATGTATGTTATATGTTAGATACCAATAATGTAACATATCGATTATTATTTGGAACGATGTTGGGATTATATAGGGATAATAAATTAATCCCCCATGATGCTGATATGGATATAGTTGTTCGTTATTCGGATCAGCAGAAATTATGCGAATGTGTTCAGAAGTTGGAGAAAGATGGTTTTAAAATCTGTAGATACACTAGAGATGTTTTGTTGACAGTATTTAGAAATAATGTTTATATTGATATCTATTTATTTAAAAATGCTGGAAGTAAATTTAAATGCTCAGTTTACGAATTAAACGAAAATGATTTTAAGGAAACAAGTGAACTGGAGATTGATGGATATGTTTTTTATACCATACCAGACCCAGAATCGTTCTTTAAAAAATATTACGGTGGTGATTGGAAAACGCCGATAAAGGGTTTATCTGCGCACCCAAAACATACTAATAGAAAATAATATGGATAAAGAATACTGGAATAAATTTTACGAGAAACATAAACACCCATTTGAACCATCACCATTTTCTAAGTTTATTATGAAATATGTTGATGAAACAGAATCCATTATAGACTTAGGTTGCGGTAATGGTCGCGATTCCTTGTTTTTTTATGAAAATAAATTAGAAGTCACTGCTATAGATCAGTCTGAAAATATTATTATGGAATTAAATAGGCTTCAGTTTCCATATTTTACAGCATTGCCTCTTAAATTTGAAGAACTTGATTCTAGTATGTGGTTTGATCATGCATATAGTAGATTCACATTGCATTCGGTTGAAGAACACACTGAAGATCATATATTTGATTGGGTTAAAAATAATGTGTGCAACTATTTCTTCATCGAAGTTCGTTCAGATGAAGATTCATTGGTCAATAAAACAACTGATCATTATAGAAGATTCTTAAATTTTGAAAATACAATTAAAAAAGTAATTGACCTTGGGTTTAAAATAGTATATGCTGAAAAATCTAGAGGGTTTTCTGTATATGATGAGAAATTTGGAGTTGATTATAATGAGAATGACCCTATATTAATAAGAATGGTTTTAAAAATATAATGATTAATATTGTAACAATACATCACACTGATTCTAAATTTATTGATTTACAATCTAAGTATATAAAAAAATTCACTAAGCCCGACTACAAAATATTTGCAGGTGTCTATAATTGTAAAAATGATTATACTACAAAATATCATTGGCAAACTGATTTAGTTGGTGTTGGTAAAGATCACCATGTTAGAATGAATTTTTTAGCTGATAAAGTATTATCCGAAGCTAATGATGATGAATATATTGTATTCATGGATGGTGATGCGTTTCCGTTTAATGATTGGGTGAATAAATCCAAGAAACTAGTAGATACATATAAACTAATTGCCGTTCAAAGAAATGAAATTGGTGATACATTTCCACACCCTATTTTTCTTATGACAACAGTTGGTTTTTGGAGAAAAAATAAACTAAATTGGAGTTTTTCGTATAAAAACAAACGATTCCCAACATCTGGACCAGCCTTAGAGTGTTGGTTATCTGATAATGATATTTCTTGGAAACCAATAAATAAAACAAATAATATTTTACTACATTCATTTTTCTTTGCTATATATGATTTTATATATCATCACGGTGCGAGTTTTAGAGAACCTATAACATCTGTTGATTATAAAAGGGCAAACTGGAAGAGCGGTGTAAGGGATAATGATTACTCTAATGTAGTAAAATTTAATAGAGAGTTAAGTGAGTTTGTATTATCAAAAATAAAAGTTGATGATAAATTTATACAATATTTTTTAATAGGTAAAAATGATTAATTTTAAAAAAGTAAAAGTTCAAAATTTTCTTTCAATAGGTAAAGACCCTGTTGAATTGAATATAAATGACGGTTTAAATATTATTCTTGGTGAGAATAAAGATAAAGCTCGTAGCAATGGTTCGGGAAAATCTACAATTGTTGAGAGTATTTACTTTGCGATGTTTGGTAAAACAATTCGTGGTTTAAATAAATCAGATGTTGTTAATAAAAAGACCAAAAAAGGAACTGAAATCGTTTTAGAATTCTCAAAAGGTAAAAAAGAATACAAGATTGTTCGTAAATTAAAGCCCTCAAGCCTTGAGTTTCATGTAGATGGTAAAGATGTTACCAGAGACAGTATAAACAATACACAAGAGGATATAGAGAAGGTTATAGGGGTATCTGAGGATGTTATTAAGAACTGTGTTATCATGGGGATTAACCAAACTGTTCCATTTATGGCTCAATCGAAGGTTGAAAAGAGAAAATTCATTGAAGGTATCTTTGATATGAACATTTTTTCTGAGATTCTTAAAGAAGCTCGCAAGGATTATAATGAATCGTTGAAGAATTTAACCGCATTAGAATCTAAAAAGACTGAAAAAGAAAAAAATCTTGAGATTTATAAGGAACAATCCGAAAAATTTGAAGAAAACAAACTCCAGAAGATCGAAAAGATCAAAGAGCAGATTAAAGAGAAACAAAAACAGAAAAAAGAGCTTGAATCTAAGATTATTGATATTGATAAAGACCAATATATTGGTATTAAAGATAAAAAACAGGGTTTAAATGACAAAATATTAGCTATTAAAGAAGAAAAGTTAGATAACGTAAAAGAAAAATTAGCAGCAATTGTTTTTGAGATTAATAATAAGAAAAAACAAATAGATAATCTGTTCACATCTGGTATTTGTCCAACATGTAATCGAGAAATGTCAGAAGACGATAAAGAACATGTTCAAAAACATGTTGATGAATTACAGGCTGATATTGTTGATCTTACCGATAAAAAGGAACGAAGAGAACAAAACATTAAAGAAATTAGAGGTGTTTTAACTGTTATCGAAACCAAAATACGAGATTGTGATACCGAAATAACTAAAATCCAAAAAGAAATCAATGAAAACGAAATCATTAAGAACCGTATCCAAGATTGTGATACAAATATTAAGAGTTTATTAACAAATGCTAAAGAAATCAAAGAAGAATTTAATGATTTAGAGGATATTATTACCAAAGTTGGTAAAGAACTATCTGATTGTTCTGTAGAAATCGAAGAAACAACAAAACAGGTTGAAATCCTTGATCAAATTAAGTTTATTTGTGGGGAGAATGGTGTAAAATCATATATCGTCAATAAACTATTAGATATTTTCAATAAACGAATCAACTTTTATCTAGATAAGCTCAATGCTAACTGTGTATTAACCTTTGATGAATTCTTTGAAGAAAAAATTATCAATGATAAGAGACATGAATGCTCATATTTTAATTTTTCAAGTGGTGAAAGGCGTAATATTGACATTGCAATCATGTTTGCATTCATGGATTTACAAAAAATTCAAGGCAAATTTGATACAAATATGCTTTGTTTTGACGAGTTGGTTGATGGTAGCTTGGATACGGATGGGGTAAACTTTGTAGTTGATATATTATTAGATAAATGTAACAATGAAGGTAAATCAATATACCTTATCACCCATAGAAAAGAGTTACAGCAACACGCTACGGGTGATATTATCAAGGTTGTTAAACAAAACGGAATTTCGAGGATTGAAAAATAATATGGATAATATAAAACGACCTAAAGATATGACACCCCCACAATATCGTAAAAAATATGGTGGTTGTCCAGATGACTATCAAAAGAAAATAAACGGAAAATACTGGTGCAATCCAGCACATTGTTCAAAGTCTTGGGATAATAAAAAGGAACGAGATGAACATTTGAGTCGAGCATATGATGCGTTAATGTAAAAATAAGTGCCATATTAATAAATAATTAAAATGAAAGCAAAATCTATATTTGAACAAAAACTGGAATCTTACCGTAAAGAGTATCTTGAAGAAGATATGAATGAACAACAAGATAAGCGTGAAGAGGAAGAACTTGAGAAGGTTGATGATGATTTACGCAAAACAACAATAAAAGTTAAGAAGGATAAACTTCAAAAACTTAAAAAACAAGAACAACAATCTCGTCAAAATGGCTCCGCGCTCTAAATTTTTAGATATTCTCAATGAGAATGCCAAATTTATCAAAGAAGGTAAGTTTGTAAAAGGTGATGAAGACTCAGAATTACCTCCTATGGGTGACGAAGAGGATGTTCCAGAAGAACCTCAAGGTGGTGAAGAAGAACAACCACAACCACAACCACAACCAGAAGAAGAACCAGAGGTTCAAGCACCAGAAACCACGTTTACTGATAGGGAACAAGACATTTTAAATGTAGCTGTTCAGATTTATCGCCAGAATCCAGAAAACACCTTAGATACAAAACATGAATTCGGTAATTTATTTGAACAAGGTAGATATGAAGAGTTATTGGGTAGATTAATCGCCATTGTCGATGAATTATCTGATTAATGAAACGTAAGACCACAGATCAAATTATTAAAGAATTTAGATCAAATAGAGAATTTGATAATTGCGATCTATCTAAAATTGTTTATATAAACAATAAAACTAAAGTTAAAATAATATGTGATACACATGGCGAATTTTTGAAAGTTCCAAGTGGTATACATAGTATGATGGGGTGTCCGAACTGTATATCCGATAACTCCAAACATACTAATTTTGAGTTCATTGGTAGGGCGAAGTTATTACATGGTGATAAATATGACTATTCATTGGTTGAATATAATGGGGGCAAAGAAAAAATAAAAATCATTTGTAAAAAACACGGTGTTTTTGAACAGGAGGCAGCTAGTCATATAAATAAAAAGGCACATGGGTGTCCATCTTGTGCAAATAATAAAAAATATACCAAAGAAGAATTGTTACTTAAATTTAAAGATATACATGGTAATAAATATGATTATTCATTGGTTAAATTTAATAATTCTCAAGAAAAAATAAAAATTATATGTAAAGAACACGGTGTATTTAAACAAATAATTACAGGTCATTTGGGAGGTAGAGGGTGCAGAAAATGTGCAGAAATTCTAAAAGGAGAAAAACGCAAATATGATAATGATAAGTTTATAACTCTTGCTAATATAAAACATAATAATTTTTATGATTATTCATTGGTCGAATACGTTGATAGTTATAGTAAGGTTAAGATCATATGTCCAGAACATGGTTTGTTTAAACAAAAAGCAAATTGTCATTTAAATGGCCATGGTTGTAGAAAATGTGGGGTTCAATTTTCAAAATATCATGAAGAAATTAAACAATTTTTAATAAATAATGATATTAAATTTATAGAGAACGATAGAAATATATTAGATGGTTTAGAATTAGATTTTTATATACCCGATAAAAATTTAGCAATTGAAGTGAATGGAATTTATTGGCATAGTGAAGAGATGGGAAAAGATAAATTGTATCATTTAAATAAAACCATTGAATGTGAGAAAAAAAGAGTTAACTTAATTCATATTTTTGAAAGTGAATTTCAAAATAATTGTGATCATGTTTTACAAAAAATAAAATATTTATTGGGGTTGGTTAAAAAATCTAAAATAATTGGGTTTGAAAAAATTAACCAAACCGAAAATATATTTACTATACAGTGCGTTACAACTGATAGTGTATTTGAAATAAATTTTGAAAACCATAAAGATGGTTTACTTATATCAAATAATATAGATGATTATTTGATTGATTTTAATGATAATGATTGGGTGAAATTATCACATATTTTAATGTGTGATAAAATATATAAATCTATCGACAGAAGATGGAATTATAGTATGTTATTTTTGAATCAAGGGTTTAGGATAGAATATAAAACTGACCCAAAATGTTGGTATTTTAGAAATAAATCAAAAAGGTATGAATTATTAACTTGTGATGATATTATCGAAGATGAATTATATTATCATATATGGGACTGTGGTAATATATCGATGATAAAAAATATAAGTTGTTGACATTTTGCCAACAACGTGTTAATATAAAACAAAATAAATTATGACTAAAGATATTAAATCAATTAAAGAGGACATCATTGAAATTTTTCAAAATGGTGGTATTAAAGCAGATGCAGCAAGATACATTCAAGAACAGATTGGTTTAGGCCGAACACAATCCAAAAAATGGGCAAGACGAATTTATGATGAATGTCGAGTTTTTGGTAGTGCTGAACCAGATGAAATTGGCGATGATAATTATGACGACACAGTTACAAGTGAAGTCGAATCTGATTTAGAATTTAGTGATAGATACGTTTATAATAAAGATGAAGATACTTATTTGTTCCTCTTAGAAAAAAGATTCGGTAAAAATATAGTCGTTAAAGGTGAACGAATTCGTGGTATCATTGCTAATTATAGTAATTACGATGATCAACCAGAATCAATCAATGAGGTATCAACTAAATATGAAGTTCCTCGCAACTATTTGATTTATATCTTAAAGATTCTTGGGGTAACTCATGATTCACTACCATTTACACCAGAGGAATTCTATGAGGAAGATGTTGAAGACCTTAAAGAGAAGTGTATTACAGGTAAAAAGTTTGCTCTTAGTCAAAAACTTCAAAAAGAAGGTTGGAAATCGACTAAAGATGATGCTAGAAAATGGAATGAGTTTGTTATTGGAAAATATAACCCATTTATTGATGCACTTGATACATGGAGTCCACCATCACTTGTGCAAATTTCTCAACCAGTTGAACGAGAAGTTAATGATAAAGTATTTTTATGTGTTCTAACTGACACTCATATCGGAGAACTTACAAGAACCTGTTGGGAGGGTAAAGTTTTCAATACACAAAAGGCTGTATCTAATATTATCAATTATATTGATCAAATTAATAATAAATTAAACGAATGGAAGGAAGTTCCGTCTAAATGTAAACTTGTTATTATGGGAGATATCCTTAATTCATGTGTTGATGGTATGACACGTAAAGGGACTAAGCTACATAATGATATCGTTAATGGCGATATGTATAAGATTGGTCTTGATGTTATTATTACTTTTGTATCTGCACTTAAACAAGTATTTGATGTTGTAAATATTAGTTGTGTGAATGGCAATCATGACAGTTTTATGATTGGTGCTGTATATTATAGCGCATCTAGATATTTTGAAAATGTAGAAGGTATCGTTTGGAATATTTCTGACTATTGGCTCGATAGTTTCAAGGTAAATAACTGTTATTTTGTTTATACTCATGGTAAAGATGATGATAATCATGTTGCATTACCTAATAATAAACAAAAACTTGAGAGTTTTGTCCAATCATTATTGCTAAAACGTGTCGAAGAACTTGTTGGTGTAAAATCAAAATACTTTATTACGGGGCATTTACACAATTATTTACAAGAAGAGATGAATGATTTTGAATTCATTCGTGTTCCGTCTACCGTAACTGCTGATGGATTCGCTGAAGCATTGGGGTATATGACAAAGGCTAGACAAAATTGTTTTATTGTTGGTCAATATCATATTGAAGAGATTCTACACTTTTATTTTGATTAGAACGTCAAGATGAGGCATGTAGTGAGGAACGAACGCAGTTGTCCACAATCGGGTTGTTCTAATTAATATTATATTTCTTTTATTTTATAAATAATTAAAACAACTAATTATATTATGAATAAAACACCAAATAATAACGATTTCGAAGATATTTTCCAGATTTATACAGAATCCTACAACTTTGAAAAAAAAGATGAAAAGGATGAAGATGAGGAAAAGGATGAAGAGACTGTAGAAGAATCCGAAGAAGGGGATGAAGAAGATGAAGAGGATACAGTTGAAGAAGGTGTGTTTGATCGTGTAAAAGACCGTGTTGGATCAGCTAAAGACGCTGTTAAAGCTGGTGTTGAAGGCTTTAAAAGTGGGAAAGGCCAAGGTTTTTCTAAAAAATATGATCAAGGTAAACAACAACGTGTATTGAAAAGACACCTAAGTAAAGTTGATAGTGTATTATCAAGTTTAGTTACAGATGTTGTTAAACTGGGTCTAATGGACGATTCCGAAGCCGAAGCATTTGCTAATAAGGTATCAACTATTGTTCGTAAAGAATTCACTTCTCAGAATCAAGGTAGATCACTCTAACATTAAATAATATATTTTTCAAAAAATCCAACAGAAATGTTGGATTTTTTTGTTGCATTGTTTGAAAAGTGTGCTATAATATAAAAATGGATATTAAAAATTGTTTAAATAAGAGGGTAGTATATGCAACACGCGATGACTCAACATTGTTTACAGAGGGTGTTGTTATGCAAATTGCTAATAATTCTGTCAATATTGGCGGGATGTGGGTTGATATTAATAAAGTTATTGTAAAAGATGTTTTATCAGATAATATTAACGAATCAGGGAACGGTGGAGAACAACTAATTAGAGGATAATATATTATGCAAGAAGATAAAACAACACAAAAAGAAGAAAGAAGAATCAATCTTCTTAAAGAACGAACAGCTAAGGGGTCTATTCCTTATAAATATACACCAAATTCTCGTTCAAAATATACACCACATGTTGGTGTGAAACAATTAGCAAAGGGTAAATAATATGCCATTAATTAGTGTATCGGGAACTCAATGTGTTGGTAAAACTACTTTTATCAAAGATTTCTTAGCTCAATGGCCTATGTATAAAACAGCCGATAAAACATATCGGGATGTTATTAGGTCGGAGAAACTAAAAATCAATAAAGAAACTACACAAGAATCTCAAAAATTAATTCTTGAGGCTATTGTTGAAGATATTAACTTAGCTTCAAAAGATGAGTTTATTCTTTTTGATAGATCACCTATTGATAATTTAGTTTATTCACTATGGGCATATGATAAAAATGTAGGTGATATTGATGATGGTTTTGTAGCTGATTGTATTAAAATTGCTCGTCAAGCTATTAAAAAACTTGATATTATGCTTTTGATCCCACTTACAAAACATCATCAGATCAAGATTGAAGAAAGTGAACAACGCGAAACCGATCCAGTCTATAGGAAAGAAATTGATGAATTATTTCAAGGGTTAAAAAGAAAACGCGAAGCTGATGATGATGTATTTTTTGTTAAAGATGATAGTCCACCATTTATTGAAGTATTTGGTAGCCGTGAAGCTAGAATTGCTATGTGTCAACTATATATTCGTGAAGATGGTGAATTTTATGGAGAAGAAGATTCGATGCTATTAGATGATGTTGGGGATGTTATAACTAAAGACGCTGATTTAAAATAGAACTAAAGTATAGCAAAATAATAAACTAAAACGTAATCAGTTCTATTTAAACCCTCGTTGGATACGACCAGCGAGGGTTTTTTATAAATATTTAAAATGAAAGACAAAAACGGAATCCATTACTTTGAGGTAAAAGACCTCATAACCCAATTTGTTTCAGCTTTTGATAGTATTATCATTGGTCGTTATAATAAAGATAACTCTAAAGAGAAAGATATTAGAGTTAGATATGTCTATGCCCCTAAGCAAAAAGTTCTTCACGACCTTGTAAATAAGGCTCAACATATTACGGTTCCAGCTATTGCTGTTAGTATAACATCTATCGCTAGAGACAAAGATAGAGTTGAATCAAAAAATATTGGTCATATGATTAACACAAAAGGTCAATACAGCTACGAGGTTCCTCAACCTGTACCTGTAAACATTAGTGTTAAGATGAGTGTCATTACACGATACCAAGATGATATGGATCAAATTCTAGCTAATTTTATCCCTTATAATAACCCATATATTATAATTTCTTGGAAATTACCAGATGAGTTTGCACCATCTATTGGTGTTGAATTAAGAAGTGAAGTTTTATGGGATGAAAACATATCGCTTGAACAACCAACTGATATGGGAGAAGGTTTAAAATATAGAAATATCGCAGATACTTCATTTATTATTAAAGGGTGGTTGTTTAAGAAACATCCAGATTCTCCAATCGGTAATATATATGAAATCGATACAAATTTCTACCCGATTTCATCTATGGGGCAATATTTAAGTGATGATTTAACTGTTTTTGATTCATTTTCTTTATCAGCTTATCCATTAATTACTTCAACATTAACATCAAGAGTTATTAATGGCGATATTTCTACAATTAAAATCGAGGGTGACAACTTTGACTTTACATCTGCTGTTTATTTGTCTGCTGATTCTGGTTCAATCTTTAGTGATACACTATCATCTTATGATGAATTTAATGGAATTTTATTATCCTCATCAGAATATTCAATTATTAGTGATAATGTGTTATATGTAAATACTAGAACTTTAAATGATGTTGGAAATATTTCAATTGTTGTTGAAAATCCTAGTGGGTATGTAGTTAGTGATGAAATTGAAGTGATAAATAGTTGATTATTTATTTGTTTATTATAAATAATTAAAAATAACAATGTTAGGTTTATCTTAAATTGGTAAACACTGTAACAAATGGCAAGTTTTAATGATATATCCAGAGGTAGTTTTCGCAATGAGTTGATGTCAACTCTTCGTTCACTTGCGCCATATTCAAGTAAAAATATGGTGGAAATGATTTCACAAGATAATCCAAAATACTCGCAGTTCTATAATCAAGGAACTCGTAGAGATGAGGTTCTTGTAAATCATAGTATTTCACAGGGTAATCCTTATGATACTCATCCGATGGGTGAATTTAGTCTTAATGGTGATTATCATGCGTTCATGTATGCTAATATTGAACCAGACAAACATAAGCGATTACAGGAGTATCGTATGATGGCGGGTTATGATTTTATCGTTGCTGCACTTGATGAAATTTGTGATGAGTTTATTGTTATTAATGATAAAGATGAAATTTTTGAATTTAAAGTTGATGAATCGGTTGATAAGCAAGAGAGGGAAACGTTAAAAGAAGAATTTGGTAAGTTTATTCAACATTTTGACCTTGAAAATAAGGGGTGGGAATATTGTAGGAATCTTTTAGTTGATGGTGAAATCTATTTTGAGAATATTATTCATGAAGAGCATAAAGATAAGGGTATTTTGGGTGTAGTTTCCATCCCGACTGAATTTATTGATCCAGTATTTAATAATGTTCAGAATTTATTAGTTCGTGGATATCTATTAAGAAAACCAGTTTATGATGAGCAAACTAAACAGGTAAAGGATATTATTCCAATTATATTCGATAAGAATCAAATTACTTATTTCAACTCAAATGAATGGAATGAGTCTAAGACATTTAGAATGCCTCATATTGAACATGCTCGTCGTGCATATAAACAAATCAATATGATTGAGGATAGTATTGTTATCCATCGTCTTGTTAATGCACCAGAAAAACTTGTATTTAAAATCGACGTTGGTAATATGCCACAAGCTCAAAGTGAACGTTATATTAACCAACTCGCTCAAAAATATTGGTCTAAGAAAACATATGACTCAAAACAAGGTGGTGTTAATATGTTTAATCCTCAATCCATGCTTGATGCATTCTGGTTCCCTAAACGTGCGGGAAGTGAGGGAACAAGTGTTGAGAAATTACAGGGTGGTCAAACATTGGGTGATCTTCCAGACCTTGATTTCTTCACCAAAAAATTATTCCAATCATTAAATGTTCCAGTAAATAGATTAGCTTCTGACAGTAACTATAGTGATGGAACAGAAATGCTTCGTGAAGAACTTAAGTTTGCTAAATTTGTTATTCGTATTCAAAGGCAATTTGCTGAAACGATTAAACAAGCATTTATTACGCACCTTAAACTTAGAGGTTGGTGGGAAGAATATAAATTAAGTGATCGTAAGCTTAAACTTAAAATGAATGAGC